TGCACATTTCAGCAACAAGGGCGACATAATTGATGGTAAATGGAGAAACACTGTTCAATATGGTGGATTCCAAGGACAAACATTTGGTAGTCCATCAGCTGGAGACGTATCATAAATAATAAAAAATTGAATTTTTATCATGGAAATCCCTACTGATTTCATTCAAAGATATACTGACGTATATTCTCCAGGAGAGTGTAAGAGAATAATAGATGAAATAGAATTTCTAAGTAACATCGGACAACTTTCTAAAACTGCGAACGATAAAGATAAAATTCCTAAGCATATTCAAGACCACTTAGTTTATAACTTTGCAAATAATTTAGATTATTCTTTAGAGAATGGTTGCACTGTAACTTTATTAATTCTAAAAAAACTTAAAACTTGTCTTGATCACTATCTAAAAATGTATAGTGTTTTAGATAGGTCTTCGTTTTTAGCATACGATTGTAAGGTCAAAAAAATAGCTCCAGGAACTGGATTTCATAACTGGCACTATGAAAGTGGTGAATATTTTACTACTCATAGAAAAATAGTGATGCAAGTTTATCTGAATGATGACTTTGAAGGAGGAGAGACAGAATTTTTATATTACAACAAAAGAGAAAAGGCACAAGCAGGTAGTGTTCTGATATTTCCTTGTGAATTTACACACACTCATAGGGGTAATCCCCCTATTGGTGGTACTAAGTATCTTGCCACAACGTGGGCGTGGATGCAAAACGACTAATGAAATTGAGGAATTATCCTATGGAACCTACAGAAACTATGGAAACTGTAAATGTTGATGCACATTATGGTCCATTTCCACACTTGATTATTCGAAATTTTTATAGTCAAGAGGAATTAGATCTAATTTGGGAGGAATTAAATTTTTATACAAAACCAGGAAAATTAGTTACTGCCAAAGATTATCTTGGAGTTTCTGATTATACAGATTCTAAAGGATTACTTTTAGATGATATCTATCGTAATCATAAGAAAGAAGATAGACCAAACTATCGGAAATTATCAAATATCTTAACTGTCAATAGAAAAATATTTGATGAAGATATTCTAGGTATTCTTGAAGGATTACATCCTTGTTGTGCTAAAGCATCCAAAACAAAGTGGGATGTTACGAAAGTTAGGTATTATCATAATGGTGAACATTATGAACCTCACACTGATATTGAAATGAACTTCCTAGCATTTTCCTACTTTAACAAAGAACCCAAAAAATATACAGGTGGTGAATTATATTTCCCAGAATTTGATTATGAATTTGATTGTGAAAACAATTCAATAATAATCTTTCCAGGTTGGGTAGAACATGGTGTTAAAGAGGTAAGTATAACAGATTCTGATTACTTTGAAGGTTATGGTCGTTATGCTATCACATCATTCTTTGGATTTGGAAAGTAGGCTTGACACAATACTGAATTATCAGTAGAATATCTTTGTTAAGGTTGATAGATGAGAAGTATTGAGCTCTTTCCGGTAACAGTATTCCAAACACAGGTAGAGAATAATGACCTGTTGAAGGGTGTATTGGTTAAAGATATTCTCAATAGTGTTGAGAATCTTGAGATACCTGAGAATTGGGGTACAGATAGAATACTGACTTCTTTCTATGAAGATTCAAAAATTATCGATAAAAATAAGTCTCTACTAGAAAAGACCTATCTAGATTCTATCACTGAGATTTTCGATAGAGAAGTAGAAGTAAATTTTAATAGGATATGGTACAACGTATATGTAAACGGTGAATATCAAGAAGAGCACGATCATCTGGGTGGTATATTTAATCAAGCACACTTTTCATTCATTCATTTTCTGTGTTATGATGAACGAGATCATAAACCACCAGAATTTAGAGATCCTTTATCACAACTTCGTAATTTAAGTCTTGAACTAGATTCTAACAACTGGGGAGAAGTTTTTGTTCCGAAGATTCGTGAAGGAGATTTATTGATGTTTCCCTCTTATTTGCAACATTTTGTTCCACCTGGAAAGAAAACATCTTATCCTAGAATTACATTATCATTTAATATAACGGTAACTAGATATGGAGAAGACACTAGAAGTAATTGATGATTTCTTCATTTCTAAAGAGTACTTGAACGTCGTCAAGTATTGTTGTGAAGCTGATTATTATTGGGGAGAAAGAGATACTGAGCAATCATCTCCAACAGGAATGGTTCATGAGATTTACGACTGTGAAGATAAACCAGTAGAAGAAAATAATCAGTGGATTTATGATTTGTTCTTTGAGAATACAAATCATTTATGTCCGAACTTAAAATTGTATCGGATGTATGTCAACTCATTTGCACCAGGAGAAAATCCATATTTTCATACTGATAGTGTAGATAGTGGAGACCTCACATTTCTATACTATGTGCCAAGTGCAGACTGGGACATCAATGATGGTGGAGAAACTCAATTCTACTACAACGGTGACATGATTGGTGTGACGCCTGTGCCAAATCGGATGGTTTATTTTGATGCCACTATCCTACACAGAGCAACATCGTTTCGTGACCGATGGAGATGGACTATAGCAATTAAGTACGGTTCGTGAACTGGCACAAGGGTCGCGTTGACCCATTGCATCGTGCTATAATTACGTCAAGTTCAAAAGGCAACCGTGACCATCACCCTTCGCCCCCATCAGCAGAACGCTCTGGAAGCGATGCAGAAGTACAGCAAAGGACAGGTTATCATCCCTACGGGTGGTGGCAAGACTATTTGTATGATTGAAGATGCAAAGCGTCAGATTGATGCTGATGGTTCTACTACCATTGTTGTGGTTGCTCCTCGTATCCTACTTGCAGAACAACTCTGCAAAGAGTTTCTGGAATTGATTGATGATGCTGCTGTCTATCACGTTCACAGTGGTGAGACTGAACACTTCAGCAGCACAAAACCTGCACTGATTGCTAATTGGCATCGTCAAGCATATCGCAATCAACTTATCTTTACCACATATCACTCCCTGCACAAAGTGCAAGAGGCAGGTATCAACGTAGACACCATTTATTTTGATGAAGCACACAATTCTGTGCAACGTAACTTTTTTCCTGCTACTGAGCACTTCAGTAACACTGCTGACCGTTGCTACTTTTTTACTGCAACTCCGAAGCACTCTGTTACTATCTTCAAACCTGGGATGAATGATGGTGCGGTGTATGGACAGGTTATCTGCAATGTTCCTGCACCTAAGTTGGTTGAAGAAGGTTACATCCTGCCCCCTAAAGTTGTGGTTCAGCAGCTTCCTCAGGGTGATTTGAAGCAGTCTGATGACAAGAACCTGCTGGATACTATTGATGCAAACTCACTCAATAAGATCCTGATTGCTGCACGTTCTACCAAGCAGATTGTGCGTATGGTGTCACAAACTGACTTCTGCCACGAACTGAAGCAGCGTGGTTACAACTGGATGTATATCACTTCCAAGACTGGTGCTATCATCAACGGCGTCAAAGTTTCCCGTGAAGAGTTCTTCAAGACTCTGAATCAGTGGGGACAGGATGACACTCGTTTCGTGATTATGCACCATTCTATTCTCTCTGAGGGTATCAATGTTAAGGGTCTTGAAGCAGTCCTGTTTATGCGTAATATGGACTACATTGGTATCTCTCAGTCAATCGGTCGTGTGATTCGTCTGGGTGGCGCTGAGAAGACCTTTGGACTGGTATGTGTGCCAGTCTTTGATAAAGTTGGTATTGGCACTGCTAAGAGCGTTCAGGCAGTGGTTGACACCGTGTTTCAACAGGGAGAACCTGCCATCAGTGTCGTGCGACGCTGAAGTAAATCTTAAGTAATCAGCATTTCAGCACATTAGGTGCTATACTAAAACTGTTCAGGAATCAAACCATGAAGTGCAAAGTCCAACTGTTCAAAGCAGGCACCTTGTTTGAAGAGGTTGTCATCGCTCGCGACTATCAGGATGCTAAAAAGGTTGCAACTGCCCGTAATCCTGGCGCTCAAGTTGTAAGTGTTACTGCTGTTTTTTGATGGGTTTTCTTAAACCATTTGTTCCTTTTCCTAGTATTCTTGATCCTAAACCTAAAAATCCATTAGGTTATGTAACGAATGATGGACTTTGGGCAGTAATTCCCTGTGGAAAGAAGTACACCATTATACATAATGGCAGTCAAGTAGCAATTCTTAACACCTACAAACAATCCGTTGATTTCATCAACAACCAAAAGAAAACCATTAAAAAGAAGTCACGCAAATGACCGATAAACACGAAAAGCGACGCGATGCTCTGGGACTATTCTATGAGAGTGTTCTCAAACCAGACCATCAATTACGACAATGTGCTCACAACCAAGAGTGTTTTCATGAGTTGATGGAATGGCGAGACGAAATTATTCATTATCTTGATGAGCGTAGAAATCAGG